CGTGAATGCCAAGACTGGCGAAAAACTCTTCGCCCAGTTCCTGCCTGATGAGGTGAAAATAAAGGCTTTGTGAACTTGCCGGAAGGTCGAGAAACGAATCTGTATCAATCACATCGAGCGAAAACATCCTCCGTTTCGCCATTACCAACCCCCCAAAGATTCCTGACCCGTCATCCGTGCGAGCGCATCCTCCGCAACGACGGCGACAGCGCTGATTTCACGAGCGCGACGAGACATAGACCGGATGAAGCGCTTGACTTCGTCCTCGGTCGCGGGAAGAAAATAGCCAGACTGATTGTCGGACAGGATCAGCTTCCCGGCCTTTCGTTCCCGCTGAATGCGGCGGCGGATCGACCGTTCATCCTCACCCGTAAGCTGGACTAATTCTGTGAGCGTCAGGCCATTCTCTGCGCCCTCATGGAGCATATCAGAAATAAGTAGCTTTTCCCGTGTCACTGTGCTATGATCCGGATAGGGAAATGTGGTCGCCAAACCTTTTCCCTCTGCCCTTGTCGGTGTTCCAGCACCGGCAGGGGCTTTTTCTCGTGGTTTACTGAGCACTGTCTATCACCCCCGCCTGTTCATTGAGCCACTGCTCAAATGCTTTCACAGGAATCCGCACACAACCGCCTAATCGTACAACGGGAAATCCGGGGATCCTCATCCATCGATAGACTGTTGGACGGCTGGCGTGCATTGCCTCGGCTAGCGTAGTGGGCGTATATGCCAAGATTTCCATCATTCCGCCTCCTTCTCCAACTTAGAGATAGCTTCAAGAATAAGCTTCTCCTTGCTACAGGAAAGAGGAACTCGCAGCCAACGAGTAATAGTTGGTTCGCTGATGCCAATACACGACGCGATCTTCCACAATGGGATTCCCGCGCTTTTTGCTCGCTGCCGCAAAGATAAATTTTCCATTTAGCTATCCTCCTACTTGACTTATTGAATTAAATCTGCTATCA